AATAATACTCCACGGGACGTCAGCCTAGCTACAAGTGATGTCATAACTTCTATTAAAAATATATTTTTAATAAATACACATTTAACAAACAGCTTCGCAGAGTTTTTAAACAATTAATATTATTTTCTTTTATTAAACTTTGATTCTCATATTACAAATTACATATACCTTAATATCACATCTATCCTCTAATCCTGAACAATTAATTACATCAATTACAAATCTCTTCCTGTAATCTTCATCTGGGTTAATGTAATCACTCTCCAAATCTAAGTTAATAACTTCTCTTCCTTGATAGTAACCATAATCATTGTGATACATATAACCACCAAAAGGAACAAATCCAACTGGGCGTTTCACTCCGTCGTCTTGATACATAGATAACACAACCTGACCACGAACATTACGGTCGTTCCCATAGAAACTCCCATTAAAACTAATTTCACAAGATACGAGCAGTACTCTTCTGGGTTCTTTAAGGATGTTCTTCAGACCATCACAGCAATCAATTTCCTCCTCGTTCTGTGATGTTATAACTGGATAATCAATCACATGAGAACATGTCTTGAAACTACTATGAAACCATTCAGCCATATTTCTGATTTTCAGTTGAGAGAGAAGATGAAGATTGTGAATGTTACTTACAACTTCTGTATGTATATATTGACAACGAAGAAGAAGCGTACTAAAGACGCGTCTTCTTTTGCTTCTCCATTAAGTAAAGTGATATATTCCACTACTAGTGGTGGGGACCATATGTTTCTTTCTTTTTCTTCTTTAATTTAAATTAAAGAACCCACCTTCTTAATAAATATTGTTTTTCCTTTTCTTTTATTCATTTAATCATGTATCTGCACTAACTGACAAAAACAATTGACTAACTGTCATATCCAATCTGAACCTTTCATTTCCTTTCATCCAACGCCCCTTAGGAAAAGTCAAATGTAGCCAGCGCCCCGTCCCGTGGGT